TGCCCCGTTCTCCAGGCCAACGGCCCCAATGAAATCCTCGCACGTTGAGAATTTATTGAAGTTGATGCGTTTAAATGCCCGTCCCGTCCGGGCGCAGAATTCCTGGGCGGTCATTGATTTGCCCGTGCCCCGATCCCCTGCGAACCAAGCATTGCTGGAGGTATCTTGGCAAAATGCCAGGGCCTTAATGATGGACTCAGTCCAAATGAACATGGGATCGATGGCCGGGGCATCGGGGTGCGTGTAAACATCGAACATCAGGGGGTTGCCCTTTGTGTCGTTCACTTCAATGCCAAAAACACTCAGCGCAGATTGTCGGACGCTGGTCAACGGGGCGAGAGCGGCCACAATGGACTCAGCACCAGCACCCCGCACCGCCGCCTCGAACGGGGCGAATGCGTCAGCGATCAAGCGGCCAACCTGGGCATGCACCGCCTGGGGGTCAACCCCCTGCACCTTCTCGCCCAATGCGTTGGCAACCTTGCGGAGTGCCGCCACTTCATTGAACAAAATCGCAGATGCATTGGTTGAATGCTTGGCCTCACTGATGGCCTTGTCGGCACGGGCGAGGGCATCAAGGGCAGACTGTTCAGCACGGGACGCAACCGCTTGGACGGCATCATTGATCTGGGCAGGTGCGGCGGCTTTAGCCCCGGCGGCCTCCATGTCGGTGCGGGTGAAGGCGTGGGCATCCAGCCCACTCAGCAACCACTGGAAAATGTCGTTTGCGTTTGCGCCGACAACGGGTTTGTTGTTCAGTGCGTTGTAAGCCCGGATGCGGGTTGACAGGGGCAGGGACTGAATGAATTGTGCGTTTGTCATGGTGGTCACCTTATGCAAATTGAAACAGAGAACGATCATTGGGGCAGATGGGCAGGTTTGTAGAACCGTCAGCGGCATACGCCCATTTGTTGGTCAGGCGCACGGCATAGTTGCATTTGGGGCATTTCGCCAAAATCATGCGGGTGCTTTGCTTGGCTTTGAGGTAGGGGTTGACCTTGGCATGCGGGTACAGGCCCAACTCAGCCAACAGGTCATTGGGGCGAAAGCTTGGCCCCGCCACGGTTCTAGTCCAAGGGTTGGCGGTCTTGCCGTCTGCGATCAAGCCAAGGTCAGATGCGATCCGAACGAATGCGGGGCCATGCTTGGATGCCCCGGCGGTTGCGGCGCAAAGGCCATGGATCAGTCGGGCGAGAACAACAGCGGGGTCATCCAGTGTCCATGAAACAGTGATTTCAACCGCCCGGTCAGATGACTGACTGTCACTGAGCGTGACCACTTCCAGGCCATGGCGGCTGAAGTTGGGGGTCTCAGCACAGGCGACACGGATGGACGCAGGGACGGGCGCACCCGCCGCCACAAAATGGGGCCGTAGCAGGTCAATCGCCTGGGTCAGCCACTCTTCACGGGTTTGAAACATATTGTTACTCCTGGTTGTTGATGAAATGAACACTGCAATGCCCGTCAGGGCATGGCGCTGGTCACTCTTCTTCATTGAGGGCCATGGTCACGACATGGCCCATGTAGAACCCCCCGGCCACAACCAAGGCCATCCACAGATAGCCCCCGGTGAGGTTCTGCAACCCCACATAAATTAACAGCACGGACACGATGGACATGAAGATGTTGTACATGGTTGATTCCTTTGAAGTTGTTGCGATATTGTCTAAACGGTTCTGATGATAGCAAAGTTTACACGGTGGGTGCAAGGGTTTTCCCTGCACCGTCCAGCACGGCGTTGAAACGAACCGATCCAATGGTTTCAATGAGGCCCTCCACCTGGGCAAAGGCCATGGCCCGAACCTCTTTGAGGCTGAACCCTTTGGTGGACACGGGGCAACCCTTGTACATGCCACGCACGGTGAGCACCACGCCCCCGGTGCGGGGATCGGACACAACCCAATGATCCTGGGGGGACTTGTGCAGGTGCAAGCAGTGAGTGGTTGACCCGGCGGTGACCACAACAATGTGGGACTTGACCTCGCCAATGATGGAACCGTCTTTACGGCGCATGGTGATTGAAGGCATAAATTTCTCCAGGTTATCGGGCAACATTGCCACTCCCATGCCCCCCGTGGGAGGCATGCGGGTGTAAACGTCAGGCCATTGCGGTGCGAATATCCTCACCGCAAGTGGCACGGCTGATGATGTTCTGCCACTCGCTTATGGGGTTGTGGTCAAGGTCAAATTGAAGCTTTTCACGGTCAACCAGGGAACTACGCTTGGCCCACTGCAATTGCTGATGGGTGAACATGGCCCTGGTGCAAACATCCCAATTGGTTGCGTTGGGGTTTTTGACAAAAGCTTTATGGGCCTCAGTCAATGCGTTTTTGACCAGGGTTTCACAGGTCATGTCGATGTAGATGGTAGGTTTCATGGTTGCCTTTCAGGTGTTTAAACAAGTTGCGGTGATAGCAGTACAACGCCAAGGTTGATATTGACGTTGACATGAAGTTACTAGGACAAACCCTCATGTATAAAACTACAGTGGTTGGCGATTGGATGCCTTCTATATAGATGCACCGGGACTCTGCGTTTGAACTCATTAGGATTACAACGGGAAGTATTAACGGGACGCTGAAAATGAGTACATATAGGAAAGTACTAGAAAACGATCAGAACGGCCTACAAGGCCCCTAAAACGGCGAGTGGCGGGGTGGGTAGCCTGATTTGGAATAACGCAAGCAAGGGGTGTTCTGATGCGTCCTAGAGGCATGTCGGTTTATACAGTAATCACAGGGTTATCCCTTAGAACTTTCCTGCGTTTTGAATTCATATGCACTACAGGCCAAGGCCAATCTGTGTACCTCTGAGGTATGTGGATAGGCTTGTGGGTAAGGTTGTTGATGAAATTGTGGACAAGTGCATAAGTTGTGGATAAGATGCGAACAATGCTGGGTGTTTGTCCAGTATGGGAATAACCACAGATGCAAGGATGTGAGCAATGGCTAACATAGGCAAGTTGAGTGCTGATGAGTACCGGGCGGCATTGGATGAGGCGATGCGGGATGATGATCAGGTTGATCAGGAAGAGCCGGGGGACGAATTGAGCGGAGCGGAACGGATGGCGCATGACGCAGACAAGCCAAGGACACGCAGGGATGGAAAGCATGTAGGTAGTGAATGGAAAAAATACCAACCGTTGACGGCCCTCCAATTGAAGTTCTGTCAGGGAGTCATAGAGGGCAGGACGCTGAAAGCGTCATACCGGGCGGCATACAACACCAATGCAGGTGATGCCACTGTTTCGGCCAATGCCAACAAACTGATGAGGGATCCACGCATTGCCAAGGTACTGGAAGAGGCCTGGAGCGAGACCATTGAACATCTGGCAGATGATGCGGCGGCATCAAAGAGGTACGTTCTGAAACAGCTTCTGGCACTTAGTAAGAGTAGTCAACCTGGGACGCAACTCAGGGCCTTGGAACTCATGGGTAAAGCATGCGGCTTGTTTACACCAATGGTCAGTGAAGGTGATGCACCTGTGAGTGCTGACCAGTTGAAACGTGAACTGCAAGCCCACATAAGACTGCTAGAGCGATCCACTGGTGTCAGCGCCCAGGATACGGTCATCAAGCGCTTGCGTGTGCCGGTGGCGGTTGACGATGGGCAGGACGGCGAGGGTACGGTACTCCAGGCCCCCCTGTAGGCCAGCGACCACCCGCCTGCGCTCTACACTGTATTCCACTCATACCCTCCCCTCCCCCCAACAATTGTTCGCATTCCCACCCCACCCCCCTCAATATGAGAAACCATATCTGAAGTACCTGTTTTAAAACAGGGGGGGGTATATATGTGAGTGAGTGCTTGCACGAACACTTGTTCTCGTTTAAACTTCGGCCATGGAACTTGTAACCGAACGCAGAAAACTTGTCTTGGACTTCATCCGGGCCTATGTGCGTTTACACGGCATCCCTCCGAGCTACGATGTGATAGCCCGTGGATTAGGGATGAAGTCCCGTTCCAATATCCACAGGATTGTCCACAGGCTGAAGTCCGATGGTTTCATCACTGTCAAGCCCAGGAAGTTCTACGGTGTCCGGTTGGTTGATAAATCTGTTGAGAAAATGTTGTCCCTATGAGCCTCCTTACCCGTAAGGAAGTGGACGGCTATATCAGCATGGTGGACAGAGTTCCGGATGCAGAACGCAAGAAGATCTTTGCCCTACTGGAGATGGACAGGGTTGAGCGGTGCAGGGAGTCCTACCTGTTCTTTGTCCAGCAGATGTGGCCGATATTCATATCGGGCAAACATCACCAGATCATGGCAAATGCCTTTGAACGTGTTGTCAATGGGGATTTGAAACGTCTGATCATCAACATGCCTCCCAGGCATACCAAGTCAGAGTTTGCCTCCTTTTTGCTTCCAGCTTGGTTCTTGGGTAAGCACCCGGAGAAGAAGTTCATCCAGACCGCCCACACTGCCGAGTTGGCCGTGGGGTTTGGACGTAAAGTCCGCAATCTTGTCCAGTCGGAGGATTACAGGAAGATCTTCAATACGCAGTTGTCTTCAGATTCAAAGGCCGCTGGCCGGTGGAACACGGACAAAGGTGGTGACTACTTCGCTATTGGTGTTGGGGGAGCCGTTACCGGAAAAGGCGCAGATGTATTGATCATTGATGACCCGCATTCTGAGCAGGAGGCCAAGCAGGGCAACCCTGCGGTGTTTGACAATGTCTATGAATGGTACACATCTGGCCCTCGTCAGCGTTTACAGCCGGGTGGGGCCATCATCATTGTGATGACAAGGTGGTCAAAGAGGGATTTGACAGGCCAAATCCTCAAGAATTCGGAGAAAGACGGGGTAAATGAGTGGGAAGTGATTGATTTCCCGGCCATTTTGCCCTCTGGAACCCCTTTGTGGCCTGCGTTTTGGAAGAAAGAGGAGCTAGAAGCCCTCAAAGCTGAACTTCCAGTGGCTAAATGGGAGGCTCAGTACCAACAAAACCCCACATCTGAGGAAGGGGCCATCATAAAGCGGGATATGTGGCGGCTTTGGGAGAAAGAAGACCCTCCCCCGTGTGATTACATCATCCAATCCTGGGATACAGCCTTTGAAACCAACAACCGTGCCGACTATTCGGCCTGTACCACCTGGGGAATCTTCGATCATTCCGATGGGAAAGGCAACTTACGTCCAAACATCATCCTTCTGGATGCGTTTAAACAACGACTTGAGTTCCCGGAGCTAAAGAAGAAGGCATATGAGATGTATCAGGAATGGAACCCGGACACATTGATCGTGGAGAAGAGGGCGGCAGGCGCTCCCTTGATCTATGAGATGCGTAGGACAGGAATTCCGGTGTCGGAATATACACCGGGCAAAGGAAACGATAAGATCGCCCGTGTAAACGCTATTGCTGACCTGTTTGCGTCC